ATGGACTTCTAATGATGTTGGTACATTTGGTAAATTACCTACTATTGAAAATCTACAGTCATATATAGCTTATGGTTATATGGATGGAAGTTGGATACCTGAACGAATGAATGCCTCTGCGTTTACAATTAAGTATTTGATAGATAAAGAAGGAAATATTTTAACCCCAAATATATCTCAAATTTCTTTACCTATTGTACAACAAAACTTTTTAACAGGGGATAGATTTAGGTATACCTCTATGTTAGGCCAATCAGGACAAGGAGGTGCAGATAATCAATTTAGAAATATAATCAGAGGAGGATATAGAATTGAACCTATATTGTATACTCAATCAGGAAGTACCCCAAATGTATATTGGAACACAACAATGAGTTTCCAAGATATTATCCCTTCAGATGCAGGAAATGTTGGGAATTATACAGCATTATATGGAAAAACAGGATCTGCCCAAATATTTGGTACTCCTGGTATAGATTATGGAGTTCCTGTACAAGTTAAATTTAATCAAACTACATATGGTGCTCCAATATCATTAAATTCTTATACAATCCCATTAGGTGCTGTTCAAGATGGTGTTAATCTTATAATAGAATCTAATGTTAGAATTAAATTAGAAAATCCTAGTTTTAGTGGTGATCCTTATTCATATGTAGTAACAATTTATATTTATAAAAATTCAAACCCTATTTATCAAGATCCTTATTCTCCTGTAAATGTTTATCCTAATAGTGAGGAATTTGTAGAATTTTCTACTGCTACTACACTTAATGCTGGAAATTACACAGTTGGGGATACTATTTCTACATATATTAAAGTAGATAGTTATGAAGGATATCCCGGAGGCGCATCAATTTTTAACCAAAATACCTCCCTTAAAATCTCCCAATACCCAGCATACACTCAACCAATTACATCCTCTGGAATTAATTCTATTTGGGGTTATACTGATGCTACAAATTATCCATATATTATAACTTCTTCAAATCAAACATTAGTTGAATTATATGGTACAAATGTTAAACAAGTTGACATAACCGGATCAGGTTTTAATCCTATAGCATTACCTTGGTCTATAAAGTATGGAGATGAATTTAGATTTGAAGGAAGAGAAGATTTTACTTTTCAAGTAAAAAAAATATTTTCCCCTTCTGAAAGTGGTTCAGCAAGAATTACAGAAACGGGATCAATTGAAGTTCATTTTAATAATAATCTCCCAGTTAGTGCTAGTTCTTCAGCATTTAATTTAGATCATTTTTTAATTAGAAGGTATGTAGATGATGCTTCTCAAATAATATTTGAAGGATTTAGACCTGAAGGAGGTGGATTTCCAAATTCATTTGTTATTACACCTGAATATGTAGTTTCACAATTAGATAAAAGCTCTGATGAATATATTAAAGATCTTACTGAAAAAGGTTTGATTAATTAATATTTATTAGTATAATACATGTATATAATATAAAATAATGGGATATTTAAATAATCAAGTTGTTACAGTTGATGCTATACTAACAACAAAAGGTAGAGAACTTTTAGCTAAAAACGATGGTTCTTTTAGAATTACACAATTTGCTTTAGCAGATGATGAAATAGATTATACTCTTTACAACCCAAACCATCCTTCTGGTTCTGCGTTTTATGGTGAAGCTATTCAAAATATGCCTCTACTTGAAGCATTTCCTCTTGAAACTCAAATCATGAAATACAAATTAGCTACTTTACCTCGTGGAACAGCTAAATTACCTGTACTTGATTTAGGTTATTCTGCAGTAACATTACAACAAGGAGCTTCACTAGCTATTACCCCTCAAACATTAAATTATCTAGGAAATAACCAAACATTTGAAACCAGTGGATACTCAGCTACAATTTCAGATGTTAGATTAATGAATACATTTACAGGAATTGGAATTAATACCCCAGCTGCAGCAACAGCTAATTCAACATCAACAACTACATTAGGAACAAATGTTTCTAAAACTATAATAGGAACTCAATTTAACTTAAGAGCAACAACGGTTAACACTTTGTTTGGCTCAAGTACTCAACTTGCTGCTACTTTAACAGTAGTAGGTTTAGATAGTGGTGCTAGGTTAACTATTCCAATTACAATTAATTACGTTCAATAAAAAAATAAAATATAATGTCATTTAAAAGATTTGATCCTGAAGATTTTGTAGTAAGTAGTGATTCTATCACAGCCACATTATGGTCAAGTGGAACTCCAACTATATCTTCATTTTATACTAATTCTCTTCAAGAAGCAAGTTCTGCAGGGAATTATTATTTAAGTATATATAATACATCTTCTAACGATCAAGAAGTTCAATTTGATATAGTATATTGTGATTCATTAGGTAGTGGAAGTGAACTTTATAATACTAATGTTGATAATTTATCCCCTACAAGAACAATGTATGGGCAATACCGTACATTGATTTTAGAAGATGAAAATGCTAATTTTATTTTTGGAGTTACTACTACAACTAATACAGGTCCTTGTCAACCTCTCTCAGGTTCAAGTTTAGTATTAGGAGATCATTTTTGGGTTATTAATATTGAACGTGCAAGATATAAACAATCTTTATTCCCAGGATCACTTAATTTAACTCTTTCAGGATCAGGTGGAAGTAATGGTAGTATTATTAATTTAACGGATAATTCAAGAGATGTTTCTGTTAATTCATTTATTGGATCTTCACGTGTTTATCAATTAATCTCAGGATCAAATGGAACAGCAGGCTCACTTCCTAATGGAGGATATGTATCTAATTCAGGTTCATATGGATTTGTTTTCCCAGATTTAGGAATTATTATGGTAAATCCTTATGCTTTATCTCAATCTATTGGGGTTGCACCCGATAGATCATATAATGCTAATACGGGATTAAGTAATACTATATTATATAATGCTATTAGTGGTGGAGCTGCATTCTCATTAAATTCAGAAGAAACTATTACTTCAGATTACATATTTGTTAGAGCTAGAAATAGTGAATTTAATTATTCAGAAAACCCATCATTTATATCAGGTTCAACAGGTGAAGTAATTTATGATAATTTTATAAATGCCCCTCAAACATATATTACAACTGTGGGAATGTATAATGATTCTAATGAACTTTTAGCAGTTGCTAAAATGTCAAGACCATTATTAAAAGATTTTACAAAAGAAGCTCTAATTAGAGTAAAACTTGATTTTTAAGAATGAATGAGTGTATTCAAACCCTTCATAACTTCTGACGTTGTTGTTTCACCTTTTGAGGTAAATAAATCTTTTACCTTTCAAGGAACCGCTTCTTTTTCACAACCTAATGTAAGTATAGAAAGGCATATAGGAAAAAACATAACAGCCTCTTTATGGACCTCAGGATCATATCCAACAGGAATTTCAACAATTCAAGATCAACAATTAGTATATCGTTCAATTAGGGAATTATATTACACTAATTTTTTAAAAGACCCAAAAGGTTCCCCGGCATCAACTGCTTCATTTTATAGTAATGATTTTGTTCCTGATTTATCAACAGCTATTGAATTAGATAATCAATATCCTAGTTCAAACTATAATGTTATATTTGGTGAAAGAGATACTACAAATTATTATAATTATCTTTCTAACACATTACCCCCTAATAGAGTATTCCCTACATCCTCAGATGCTTTGATTGGAGTATTTTCTATTCCTTCAAATTTATTTGGAGAATATATCAAACCTGGAAGTTTTAGTTTAAAAACCACTTACAGTACGATAACAGATGATTTTAATGGAAATCTTTTATTTAATGACTCATTTACAGAAGATTATCATGTAGGAAATATAATATATGAACATGGTATGATCATATTAAATGCAGAGTTACTTAGTACAATCCAAGGATATGGTTATGTTACTTATGGAACTTCTTCATTTCCTTACCCTGTTGGTATATATGGTGGAATTTTTGGAACCCTATTTACTTCAGATGATATAACATGTTCATTTCAAAGTACAACTACAATATATGAATCTCAGTATAAATGTACTATTAGACAAAATGAATTTAATTTTTCACAAAACCCAACTATCATAGGTCCCCCAGATCAAGGATATGATGTTAGTTATTACAATGATATTTTAACTTATAATGATGATGCTATATATGATGGATATGATTTATGTAATCCAATTATAAATTCTAATATCTATTCATGGGCTACAGGTTCTTATTTTAATCCATATGTAACAACTATAGGTTTATATAATAATAATTATGAGCTAATAGCTGTAGCTAAATTAGCCCAACCATTACCCTTATCATCAATCACAGATACAACAATATTAGTTAATTTAGACTTATAATATATATAATATATGGCAAATACATTAAATCAAGTAGGAATTGAAACTGGAAACGTAGTTGAAGCATATCATATTACCCAATCTATAGATGCTTTTACCGGAACTGTAGACTATGACATATACCTTTCAGGATCATTTAATATGACAGGTTCTATAAATGGTGAACCTGGGGTTATAAACCCATTAACTGCTTCTTATGCTATAACAACTTCATATGCTGAAACTGCTTCTTATGCTGTTTCTTCTTCATATGAAATAAATTATGAAACATCTTCAAGCTATGCTGAAACTGCTTCTATTGCTGAATCATCATCTTATGCTTTAAGTGCTTCATACGTTGAAAGTGCATCTTATGCTTTAAGTGCTTCATACGCTGAAAGTGCTTCATACGCTGAAAGTGCTTCATACGCTGAAAGTGCTTCATACGCTTTAAGTAGTTCATACGCTGAGAGTGCTTCATACGCTGAAAGTGCATCTTATGCTGCAACTGCTTCATATGTAGAAAATGCTCAAACTGCTTCATATGTAGAAAATGCTCAAACTGCTTCATATGTTAATTTAGTAGCAGGTCCTAATATAACAATTAATCAAGTAGGAACATCTTTTCAAATAAGTGGATCATCTTTATCCCCAAGTGGTTTTAATATTGTTGATTTAACAACCCAATTATATACAATTCCTGGTCCTGGTAATTACATGATTATTCAAAATCATACTACTACTCCAAATTGTTCTATAACTATGCCTTCTACTGCTAATTTAGGAGATGTAATTGAAATTTTTGAAAGAGGATCTTCTAGAACTATTCTTGATATTAGTGGTACTATAGGAGCAGGCCAACGAATTAACTTTGCAAGCTATACAACTACTACAGGTGCAGCAGGAAATGTTGAAACTAGAAGCACATTAGGTGATAATAATACTTATATGAAATTAATATGTATAAACCCTGGAGTAGGACCAAATGCAGGTCAACGTTGGCAAATAGTAGAAGTTACTAGTGATAATTTTATAGATGATATATCTCCTTTATATCAAATTATAACACTTAATTAATAATTTATGTTTAATTGGTTTTATAAAGATAAATGGATAGAATCCATTACGGATTTCCCCAAAGATACGTTTGGTTTTATTTATCTTACAATCCATGAACCCTCAGGTAAATCTTATTTAGGTAAAAAATCTCTTTACCATAATGTAAAGAAAAAATTAACTAAAAAAGAATTAGCTGAACAAACCGGTAGAGGAAGAAAATCTACTACTCAAGTTATACAAAAAGAATCTGATTGGAAAACATATTATGGT